GTCGTATTCAGAAACACCGGAAAAGTCCGCACTGGACTCCCCAGGGTTTGGTTGAAAGTCACCAAACCAACCCAGGTCTGTGACCTGGGTCCATTGGTCTAACCCGTCAGTATGGGGTTGACCATCTCGACTTTGTGTCTACGCGTCGAGGACGTCCCGAACGTTCAAGATGCTCACCATCAGTCCCAGGCTGAGGACTGAACCGGCCGTTCGCTCTTTCCCAAGAGCTTGCGAAGCTGGCATCCTCGAGGATCGCACTTGCGTGCTTTCTCTCGAGAAGGGTGAGACACTTCAGCAGGGCGCTCGGTCCTTCCAATCGTGAGATTGGAATTTCCGGAACAACTACCCATCCCTTGACAAGGGGACGATGTAGTTCTTCGCAGATTCTCTGGGTTTCGTAGCCCAAGAAGCTGTTGCGACCTAGCACAGGAGAGGTCTCGAGTACAACCGGCATCGGGATTAACCGACCCAAGATGTCATCGAGGTACCTAGCCGTCTTCCAGAGACCAGCGAAGTATAGCTGGTTCCGGAATGAGACGGTAGATACAATCTCCTGAACATTCGTGCGATCAGCAGGGAGCATACTACGCATTTTGACCACAGATACATCGTGGCCATCGTAGTATTCCTTGCCACAAGACTCTCTGAACTTGCCTGACCAGAAAGACTTGTCCGCGTTAACTAGAAGCCCAAAAGCTTCTAGTTCCGTGGTGACCGCATGCACAAATCTACTGGGGACAATGATATCGTCCCCGTAGACGCGCACCTGACCGAGGAACTTCTTGATCTTTCCTCGGGAGATGGATGTGTTGAGCTCTTTCTCTATCGCCATGAAGATGATGGTCGCGAAGACCATTGCCTCAATGGGGAAGGTAAGAGCTGAACCCATAGATGCGAACTTGGCTAGGCGGAGTCCGCCATGGCCAGGCACATCAGCCTTTCGGGATCTGCAGGAATCCACGGCCCCACGGATATGGGGGTGTCTTTCAAGCAGAGCTCGTACATGCTGATTCGAGACTCGGTCGGAGGCCTCTCTGAGGTCAAGGGTAGCGAGG